AAAGATCGTCATGATCCAGAATGATTTTTTTACCCATCTTCTTTGCCTCAGCGATCATGGATAACATGCCGTCACCGTTGGGCCGTTGGAAAAGGATAACGTCAACATCGTAAAAATCGTACCATTTGACTGTCTCAGGATTCAAATACGTAATGGTTAGATTTACCATCTGCGAACGAAGCCGCATGAAGGGATTAACCGAACGGTAGTAATCGGTTGTTGGACTGGTTAAATTGGTTACAATGCCTAACCTCATTTGTGATGCTTTTGGTATGTGTCTAATAAAAGGTTTAATACTTCTTCCATCGAGTGTTTGACATTCGTTTCCTTCCAGAGTTGAAATTGCAAATCAAGCAACTTCTTTCTTATTTTCTCGTCCCGATAGCTTACCGAAAACACGGCGGCGGCTGGTTTATTGACATTCATTTTTTTGTTCTTTTAATCTGTAATAACGTTCCATTTGGTATTTATTAACCCTCTCTTTGTTCGCTTGATACCATGCTTGATTCTTAATCCTTTTTTCAGCTTTTTTCTCAGGCGTTTGGTTTTGGTGATAAAGCCTAAAATATTCCCTTAACTTTTGCTTTTGGTACTCGGTCATATTCTCCCGATACTGCTTTTGATACTCAGGTGTCATAATTAAAATGGGAAATCTGATTCGTCTTTAACTGTTGTTTCATCTGTCATTTTCGGGTTGTTCTCCCCAGCCGTTGCCTTGCCTCCAAACTCGATGTTGTTTACCATGCAACGAATGATACCAGTTGGTTCTCCGTTTTTCATATACGCATTCACGCCGCCCGTTCCTTCGACCACGACATACGTACCTTTTAGCAAGTGAGGCGCAAGTTTGGAACCACGTTCACCCCACATTGAACAAGTGACCCAAACCGTCTTTTCCGTGGGATTGTTTCCAAATGTCTTTTCCGTATGCGCCACGGAGAATGAACAAACGGTTGTATCACCAACGGACTTGATTTCAGCATCCATACCAAGGCGACCCGCAACTATTAATTTTATCATTGTATTTTTTCTTTCTGCAAAGATAATATTTTATTTGTTATCAAATTTAAAATATTTTTTAAGAATATATTTGTAACTTTGTGGCGCAAGTTAGTTTAGTGTTAAAATGTTTTGCGACGGCAAAAAGACGAAGATTAGATTCCTTCACTTGCAGGTTTAACAAGGTAGCGGATGGGTAACGCAAAGCGGCGACCGCGGCTGACATTGTGGGTTCAAATCCCACCCTTGTTAACTTACCACCCGAAGGTTGAGCAATGCTGGCACCGTGCGTTGATAAAGGGATGGAACGGTGTAAAAAGCAAGGTGGCGAAAGGTATCGCCAGGGCTAACCGTGTACGCAAGCTACCCAACGTTGAGCGGTGCACAAGCAGGTTCGATTCCTGCCCTTGCTGCTAAAAAATTAAGGTTATGAATATTAAACAATTAAAAGAATCAATTGCAAATCTACCTGATGAAATGGAAGTGGTTTTACAAAAAGATAGTGAGGGTAACGGGTATAGTCCACTTAAAGGTGTTGACTCAGATGCTGTTTACATTCCTTATAATACATGGTCAGGGGATGTTTATTCAATTGGATGGACTTCAGATGAAGCTAATATGTCAGATAAAGAATGGCAGGAAATAAAGTCAAAACCAAGAACTTTGATTTTATATCCTGTTAATTAATACTAACCTAGCAAGGTGGCGGAATTGGTAAACGCTTAAGGGTTGGGTGGATGTTGCAACGTAAAACAGAGAAAATAACCTTATAAAATCCACCGTGCAGTTTCGAATCCTGCCCTTGCTTTTTTAAACCTCTCTTAAATCTCTAATAAATCTCTCTTAAACTCTCTTAAATTATACCATTTCGTTGACGTCAACAAAATGATAAAAACAAAAACAAATGATTGATAACAAATTCTTTTTTGACAAATCCGTGGAACTTGGTTTTACCACCACGGACTATGAACCCCTTGTTTCATTGCATACCAACGGCGCAAGGGTTTTGCAAAGTTTGGGTTGCGAAAGTGTTTTTGAGTTCGGCTCAGGACTTGGCTTCTTTTTATCCGCGTGCCAGCGCGTGGGATTAAATTACGTTGGATATGACATTAACCCATACGAAAGGGACTTTGCGATAAGTAAGGGAATTGAGCCAATGAATTATATATTGGCTAATGGTGAATTATTTTTAATAGGCAGTTACGATGCCATTTATTCGACCGAAGTATTTGAACACATGACGGACGAACAAATAGAAGAAGTTATGCCTATTTTATCTCAAGTGTGTAACAAGTATTTTTATTTTACCAGTACGCCTTATCCCTCAGCCAATCCAGCGTTTGACATTGAATGGGGACATATCAACTTGAAGCAAAAAGAGGAATGGGTTGCCTTGTTTCATCGACACGGTTTTGACTTGCTGAGGGAAGCGACGGAGGTGACGCCGTGGGGGCTTTTGTTCGTTAAACGGGAAAAAAAGTAAGGAGTATGGCAAATTATATTAAGGAAGCCTTGGACAAGGTTTTCACAGAGGGAAATGAATTTCCGTCTGTGACATACGAAACGCCTGAAGCCGTGGTAAAATACATGGAAATGCAGAGCGCAGTGGGGAATCCGCCGTGGAAAAAAAGGAGGAGAAAGTAATTTTATAAAATAAATATTAAAATATTAAAAAATAAGTTATCTTTGTAATGTTCTTTTGAATAGCGTAGCAGGTATTCAAAAGGAAATTGGAACAAACCATTGTTCTAACCTTTGCCAACAGACTGCTACCTGTTGGCATTTTTTTTGTAATTTCTTAAATTTTTTATATGTTAAATTTACAATCAAATCCAATTTTGGCGGACGCATTACCAGCGATGAGCCAAAATGATTTACAGATTCACTCAACTAATGACCTTAGTGTTTTTAAAATTCTGGAAGGAAATAGAAACATTAACTTAGGGAATGTTGAAAGATTGGTAAAATCCATAGAGGAAAATGGATTTTTACAAATGCCAATCATTGTGAACGAAAATTATGAAGTCATAGACGGTCAACACAGATTAATGGCTGCAAGAAAATTAAATTCAATTATTTATTACCATAAAGTAAATAATTACGATTTAAAAACAGCCATAACGCTAAACAGAAATCAATCTAACTGGTCAATAGCAGACTATATTAGAAGTTACTGTGATTTAGGGTACAAAGATTATATTAGATTACAAGAATTTTACGAGGCTAATAAAGATTTTGGATTAATGATTTGCGCAGAATTAACAAGTCTTGATAGTATTAGAGATATTTACTCAAAAGGCAATAGCGAAAAAGGCGATTTAATTAGAAAAGGATATTATAAATTCGATCCTAATAATAAAGCTGAATATATTTTTAATGCTGCAAGAAAAATTAAAACAGTTATTCCAGATGTTATGATAGTTGCTTACTTAAGAAGTTTAAGTAAGTGCATAAATAATCCTGAATTTAATTTAAATCAATTTGTAAAAAAGGCAACTACTTATCCTGATCAACACAGGAGAAGTTCGACAGTAAGTGTTATAATGGCAAACATTGAGCATATTTACAATTTTAGAAATCAAGGTAAAACAAGGATTATTTTACAAAAATAATAAAATTGGGCGCGGGTTATTACCTGCGCCTTTTTAAAATATGCTGCATGAAAGAAATTTTAATAAACCTTAATCAAAGACCGATAGCGGTTTACCCAATTTACATAAAGTTGACTGGAAGCGTTAACGCTGGATTACTTTTAAGTCAAATCATGTATTGGTATTCAGCCGTCAAAGGTCGCAAGTTTTACAAAAGTGATGCTGAAATAATGGAGGAAACAATGTTATCCTTAAATGAATTAAGAGGCGCAAAATCAAGATTAAAGGAACTTCCATTTATAATGATTACCCTTCATGGCATTCCAGCGAAAACACATTATGACATAAATGTTGTATTGTTGATAAATGCAATTAACGAAAATACATTAGTGAAATCCACTAAACTGAATAAGTTAAAATCACAAAAGTATAATAGTGAAATTAACGAATGTAATACAGAGAATACAACAGATAATACTTCAAAGAATACAACAGATATATCTTTTCAAAATCTTCCAGATTTTACAGACTTCACAAAAGTTGAAACAAATGATTTTACAAATGTCCAAAGTCCCAAAGTGAACCCTTTTACCGTTGTTGCTAAGTTGCAAAGTGAAAAAGAAAGAAAAATTGTTGCGGCGCAAAAAGAAAGAAAAGCCGACGCCGAGCCGAAAGCCGAGCGCCAGCCCTCCCCCACTTACGCCGCCTTTTCCGTGTTTTGCCAAACGTTTGAAAACTTATCCGGTGCCGCGTATCCCACGGATCAAAATGGACATTATATTATGATGCCCAAAGATGCAGGGCAAATGGGAAATCTCCTGAAATACATTGACAAAATAGACAGGCAGGGCGATAGCCTTGAGGCATTGAAGGTATTTATTCAAGCGGCGTGGAATTTAAATGACAAATGGCTGAGGGCAAATTTTACAATAGCAAACCTTTATTCCCAAGCCTCAAAGATATTTACCGCGTACCAAACGACGAGCCCAGCGGCAAAGGACAAGGCGTATAATGACAGGATTCAGGAATTGCTTGCCGAACGCATGGCAAAGTTTCAAGATTAATAAAACCAACCAATTATGAACAATTTACCAATGATTGCAAACCGCGTGGAAGAGAAAATACAAGACGTGCAGCTTGTAATCCAAAACCGCGAACTCAGGATTTTTAAAACAGGGACAAAGGAAGCCATTCCGAAGATTGCCCAAACATTAAGCCAACTTCTCCCCGTGTATGGCATTGATCCAAAGCCCGAACACTTGATGGAAGTCACGGACTTTATTTCAAATTACAAGTTGTTAGCCGTCGATGAGATAAAACTGGCATTTGAAAAATTTGCCAAACAAGAACTTGATATTAATGATCACAAGTTATACGGCAAAGTTGATTTACACGCCATTGGGCGAATATTAACCGCTTATATAACTTGGAGGCAAAAGATATATTTCGCCATGGATTCCGATTTGCAAGCGAAGAAAGAAGAAGAGGATCGCATGAAACGCCTGGGCAAAGTGGCTGAGGAATACGATAAGGACTTTGATAATAAGCTGAAAAACTTTCAAAAGCCGTTGGAAGAAATACCCGTATTTTGGTACGACGAATGCGTTAAGCGTGGTTATATCAATGAATGGAAGGAAGGGGAAAAGGAAGCCTTGTGGCTTGAGGCTCAGGAAATGGCAAAGCAGGAAAAGCCCGATTCAGATAATATGATTGATCGCAAGAACCACATGAGAAAAATAGAAGAAGGAAATATGCCACGCGCCCGCGCACTTGCTTACAAGTTAGCCGTCTGGCGCAAGGTTTTGCTAAGATAAGTTTCATAATTTGGTTTTGTTTTGGTGGGGCATAGAAATTATGCCTCACTTTTTTTTAATTTATTTTTGTAAATATTTTTTTATTCAAATAAATAATATTAAATTTACGTATTGAAAATATTTTAAAACTTACCAAAATGAATATTACAAAATACACCTGCAAATGTACCCTCGATAAAAAGCTGGGTCACTTTGTACACGTGATCTTCAGCCACGGCTTCGGCTTGTACGGGCAAACGTCGCCGCATTCCCCTGAAGATAACATGGAGATTCACGGCTGGACATTTGAGCCGCATGACATTAACCTTGAATTATATCCACAAATTAACAGTCGCAACCTCATGCCCCTTGTGGCTGAGAACGAAATGGACTGGACAATTTTAACAAATCAATCATTATAAAAACAAACCAAAATGAACAACTCATTAGAGCAAGCAAACAATCTTCTAAATTATTACGAAGAAACCGTTATTAAACTTAGGCAAGAAATCAACAAGTTAAGCCTTGATAGCCAAAACGACTGGCTTATGTCTTTAGATATGTATATGTATTCTTTGAGATATACATTTAAATTAGTTGATTCATACAAGTTAAGCCCGATTCAATTTTACAAAGACGAGGTCATTGAAATGATGCACAAATTTGAAAAGCACGCGGCAAATAACAAAAATTCAAGAATGTTTAATTTAAATATTAGCATCATTGAATATTGCGTCAATGCTATTAAGGAAATGGAAAAAATACCAACAAGATGATTAATATACAAGACTTCGCGCTCAATGCCTCATTGAGTATTTGCCCTTCGCATATCGTTGAACCCCTTCACCTGAAAAAATGGTGGAGGGAACGCGGAGTGGGTGAAATAGAAAAATACTTTTGGACGGGTAAGAAAATAAAATACGATCAGGAAATAGACTGGAAGGCAATAAGCGACCACAAAAAACAAATGTGGTACGATTCTCAAAATTTTCAAATTAATATGGGTCATGAATATTCTAAAAGGCAAGGTTAAATACACGGCGGGCAAAGTGTTCGAAGGTCAATACGGACCATCCATTAACGCCGCAATCACATTGGACAACGGAACCGATATCCGCGTTTACGGAAAACCAGACGATACAAAGTTAATGGCGCTCAAGAAAGACGACGCCGTGACAATTATCCACGACGGCAAAAGTTACAAAGTTGCATTTGATATGCTCACAGCGAACGAAATACCCGAAAAGGTACAAACACCCACCGAAGGCGCAAACGTGCAGCAGGCGGCAAATGTACCCCCTAAAAGCAACGGTAAAATGACACCTGAGGAAATCACGGAGAAGGCGACGCTTATGACTTCGGTTTATGCGGACATATTTCACCAGTTGCAAGCCTCCGGGCTTGAGCCTGCCCAGGCGCAACCTGCCGCTGCCACGATCTTTATTCAAATCGGAAAATATTTTTAATCAATTTGGTACGTTTTTCCCCAGCCTGTAATATGGCTGGGGTTTTACCGCGCCGCAAAACAAAAGAAAGATGAACGACAAATATTTAGAAAAAGCATTAGATAATATATCAACTGAAATTAATGATATTTTTGTGATGCTTAAACAAAAAATTGAAGAACTTGAAAATGATTTAGTTGAATTAGATGAGCAACACGAACAATCTTTAAAAGTTGCTTTTGAAAAAGGCTACGAAGAAGGCGTTAAATATACCGATGGATTAATTAAAGACGAAAAATTCCCATTTTAAAAACAAAAGAACCATGGAAAACAAAGAAGAAAAAGAAACGTCAATAGAATACTTTTACGATAAGGTATTGGACGCCTCCGAGTTTTACGAAAGCGAATACAAAGCCATCGTTGACGCTTTGAATGAGGCAAAGAAAATGTATGACGAGGAAATTGCTAAGGCATTTGAAAAAGGTTGGGATGAGGCAGCCTTACAATTTCATAATTATTAATAATACAACCATGCTCCTTCCAAAAAAATATATATCCGTATCTCAAATTAACCTTTGGTACAGTGACCGCCAAAAGTACATTAACCGTTACTTTTTAAACCTTCCCGAAGAACCTTCCATTTACATGGACTTTGGCAAACGCTTTGCCGAGGATACGGAAGCGTTTATCAAAAACGGTATCATCATGGAAACCTTTCCAGATTTTTACATTGACAAGATTCAAGGCTTCAAAGGGCTTGAGGCTGAAAAACCAATTAGCCTTTCCATTAACGACATTCAAGTCGTTGGTTACATTGACGCATGGGACAGGGAGAACAACCGGGTCATTGACTTTAAAACCTCAGGTAAACCGTGGACAATGGACAACTTGAAAACAAGCCTTCAAATGAAAGTTTACGCCCTGGCAATGTTTGTAAATGGTGATACGATCCCCGAAAGCCAAATCAACTGGCTGGGAACAAAGAAAACCAAAAACGGCTTATCTTTTACGGGCGAAAGTTACGAATTAAACCATACCTTTGAAATGGATGATTTATTAAAAGCCATTGTTTTGATTGAGCAAACTTGCAAGCAGATAAGCGAGGTTTACAAAAGTTTTTTACACAGCCATTAAAATGGAAGTTATGACCGACGATTTGGAAAATGAATTGAAAAAGATAATGAAATCAGATACAAGGGGACTGAGGTTCAACGATGAAAAAATCAGATACGACCTTATTCCCCCGTTGGCTCACCGTGAATGTGCTAAAGTCTGGACAAAGGGGTTGGATAAATATCCTGCTGGCAACTGGGAGAAGGGAATGCCGTGGAGCGAGGTTATTGCCTCCGCTTTGCGTCACCTTGAAGCCATTCGCCTGGGTGAGGACATTGATCCTGAGGACGGTTGCCTTCATGCGGCACACTTGCAATGCAACGCTCAGATGTTGACTGAATATTTTTACACAAAAAAGGAATTTGATAACCGTAAAAAATACGACAAATGATTTTAACCGACAAAACCATCATTGACGAAATTAACGAAGGCAACATCGTCATTGAGCCATTTAAACCTGAGAACCTTGGCACAAATTCGTATGACCTTACCCTGTCAAATACCTTGGTACTTTACACGGAGCGCGTGTTGGACGTGCGCAAGAAAAACCCATCTGCGCCAATCATTATTCCTGACGAAGGTATAATTTTGCAGCCTGGCATTGTTTACCTTGCATCCACGGTGGAATACACGGAGACCTTGAAACACGTGCCCGTCATTCAGGGAAAATCATCATTAGGAAGATTAGGTTTATTTGTACACGTAACGGCCGGGTTTGGAGATGTTGGATTCAAGGGACACTGGACGTTGGAACTTTTGACGGTTCAACCGTTGAAGATTTACGCGGGAATGAAAATTGCTCAGCTTACTTATCAGGACATAAGCGAAATGCCAAATGTATCGTATGATAAAAAAGAGGACGCCAAGTATTCAAATCAGGGGAAAGATCCAGTTGCCTCAAAAAATTATTTAAACAAGCAGCCATGACCGAGGAAGAAAGGGAAAAGCAACGAGCGTATGACCGTGAATATTACCGTAATATGCCAGCCTTCCAAAAGGATAAAAGAAGGGAGGCAACACGGCTGAGGAATAAGGACAATTATTGGAAGTTGACCGACGAAGAAAGGCAAATAAGAAAAGACAAAAGTCTTGCTTATTATTATGCGAACATTGAAGCATTGAAAATTAAAGCAAAAGCCTATCGAGAACGAAAATTAAAAAGTAAATATGAGTGACGAAGAAAAAAAGGCAAAGCGCGCCGCCTATATGGTTAAATGGAAGGCAAATTTAAACGTCTTTATAAAAGAAAAACGACGGTTAAAAAACAATGAATACAGGAAATACGCGCGAACAAAATGGTCGCCTGAGTATTTAGAAAAAATGAGGGAACGAAATAGGATTTATTACGCAAAAAATAAGGATATATTATTAGCCAAAATGGCTATTTATCGAGAACAAAAAAAAGAAAAATCATGATGACCGAAAGAGAAAAAGAAAAGTTGATTAAGGACGCCGCCACTTTCTTCGTTGCCGCTGGTGGAATCTTAACGTTGGCTTATGCCATTTATTTCATTGTTGACCTTGTAAAAAAATGGTACTAATGAGTAAATTTGAAATCAAGTACAATGACAAACGAATGATCATTGAAGCCGAAAGCGTGGAAAAGGCTTTGGAGCAATTCAAGGAATTAAAAATCGACGTGAAAAACTTTGAGATTAGTATTTCAAAGTTTGGCGAATACAGGAAATAAGGTAAGTAGTAAGTTGTTAAAAGTGTTCTAATTCATGTCCGCGTTTTTCGATGCGGACATTTTTTTTTATTTTATTATTGTAAATATTTTTTTATTCAAATAATTAATATTAAATTTACGTATTGAAAAAAAACAAAAACAAACCAAATGACAACTTTAGCAAAAACAACAGAAAACAACGCAAAAGTAAAAGCACTTAAAAAAATAGCTGAGACTAAATGGACTGGAACAACTATTCACACAAATTTAGATGCTTGTTTAACAGGAATAAATTTAGATAGTACAAATTCAGGATGGTATAAACCATCGGCATCAAGAATAGATGGATTAACTGGTATTTTTATGATAAATCAAGATGGTTCAATTTTTTGCGAAGCAAGAGTTATAAAAATAAGCGAAAAAGAATATAAAATAGAATATATGACAATGGCAGGATGGAACGAATTTGAAAATCTTTTTCATCAATTTATGGATGAAAACTAAAAATAAAAAAAAACAAGAGGGGGGTAAACTCCCTCTTTATTATTTACCATTAAAAACAAAACAAATGGAAACCACGATTTTTTCAGTTATGTACTTTGGCAACGCCAAAAGATACCACGATTTAAATTACGAAATCGAAGCTTTTACCAAGCGTGAAGCGGTTGAAAAATTTTACGAACAAATGCGCGGCGAAGATTATTTTCCCGAAGACGAATTTGTTTACGGTGGACTTGTTCGCGATTGTGACGGCAACGTTATTGCTGAGCCAGGCAGCGAAAGCATTGAATATGACGGTGGATATTTTTACGCAGAACCAGTAATTCTTTAATCATGAAATTATATAACAATTTTCAAAAAGAAGTACAAAAGTTTCCAATTATTGCTGGTATGCGATTAGACGGAAAAGGCAACAATAAATTAAAAATTGTTGGTTACAGATGGGTTGAATTTACTTACGACGTTAATCCTGAAGTTGCAGACGATAAATTTATTGTTGGAGAAAAAATAATTAAAAAGACATTTTTATGAAAGACAAAATCATTGATTACGTTCCTCAGAACAAACGCCTCCCCTACCAAGTTGCCGCAGGCGTTGGCGTTGCCTTCGTTGTTGGGTTGATTTATTCCCCAATCAACACCCAATACCATTACACCTCCTTCGTGCCAGTCATTGAGCGCGACACGGTGTATGTTCACAAAATTACAACGCTTACCTTCCCTGCAAAGGAAGAAAAAAGCGAGGTCAATGAAAAGGCGTATGGCTCAAGGTCATACGGCTGGGAGATAAGAAAAATGAATATCCATGAACTTAGAAAGAACCTGGAAGGCAAAGGTTTCCGAAACCTTGATAAAATTGACCTTTTTAAAATGCGTCGTATATGGCTTGCTTATTCCTACGAAGCCATGCTTATGAATGTCCATCACCTGACCGACTTCCCAGTGTCCATGATTTATTCCTTTTTCATCATTGAGGCAACCACATCAGGCGTTGAAACCGAACTTTGGCGCAAGCACGCAAACGCTGGCGGCGTGAAGGCCTTGAAAAATCAAAAGTCAGTGACGTACAAAACACGGGAGGTCATTCGCGGACGTGATAAATACATTCGCGCCAAGTTCATGAGCGCAAGCACCACGGAAGAAGGCATGAAGCTTTGGGCGGGTGTTTTGAACTCAGGAAGATACGCGGAATGCAAGAAGGCAAATTACAAGTTGAAAGGGATACGGTTGTATGAATCCATTTGTAAATGTGTTTACAAAAGCGGGTATCACACGGATCGCGATTATAAATTCCGTGCTTCGCTTATGGCTGAGTTCTGGGAGTTGAAAAAGAATCATTACCCGTTAAAAGGGAAAAGAGACGAATTTTAAATTATTTTGCATTTATTTTTGTAAATATTTTTTTGTTTAAATATTACTTTGTATATTTACATATCGAAAGAACGAAACGATATTTCACACAACAAAAACAAACAAAATGACAGCCGCAACAATTACAAAAACATTAGCTAAAGTAAGCGCTCAGCCTTCAAATTATTCTTTAGGCTTTAGAAGATTAACAGTACTTCCTTTGAGAGTTAGACGCAATATAAATTTAGCTTGTGTTTTGAAAGGAGAAACTAATCAAAACTCAATTAAAGAATTTTTAAATAACTTAACAGAGCAAGAATTTATTAACTGGTTAAAAGTTGCATAATAACCACCCCAACAGGGCAGCGCCCCCAGCTGCCCTTATTTTTACACACAACAAAAACAAAATCAAATGGAAAAGAATTTTACAAACACACAATTTAAATGGACATTCGAAAATATTTCGGATAACATTCCCACCATCATGCTTTTAACCATTATCCTTACTTATGGCATCAACGCATATCTGACCGCCATTTTTCTCCCTATTGACTTTTGGCTTGCGATCATTGCCGCAAGTATATTGCAACTCGGACGCTTCGCCGTTGTTTTCATGGATTTCCTGAATCCAACCAAGGGGCGAAGTACTTACCCGCCGAAAATTGCCCTGGGCGCAACCCTTGTGGCTTTGGTTGAGATCTTCTTTGGTTTGCAGGAAAAGTACGAAGGCGGAGAATTTATCACCATGTTTCTTTTTGTTGGAACCATCGTTGTTTTCGGTTATTTACTTGAAATCAACTTTGTTGACAAGGGCGTTGAGGCTTATGGCATCAATGCACCTGAGCCAAAACCAAAGCGCAAAAGGAAACCACGCGTAAAGGTTGAGGCAAAAACAACGGAAGAAACAACGGGAACAACGGCAAAAAACTTTGTATCTTCATTTAAAACAATAACACTTTGAGGACACTGATAGGCGTTGACCCAGCGTTAAGAATAAAAGGAATGGCGGTTTGCATTATCGCAGACCGCACCATGATTTTCAAAAGGTATAAAAGGTTTGTCGATTTCATCGGTGACGTTATAACCTGGGTGACATACGAAAGTCCTGTTGTTTTGGTTGAAGATTCAAGCCTCCAGAATGTGACCTTTAATAATTCAATCAACCGCGCGATCCTTTCTCGAATGAGCCGAAACGTTGGCATGAATCAAGCCGCCTCAAGGATTGCTTATGAATGGATAAAGGAACACGACATTGAGGCGTACAATATTTCTCCTGAGGCAAAGGGCAAAAAGTTTAATAAAGACGTGTTTATGAAAGTTGTCGCAAGTGAGCGACTGAAATTTGAACCAGATTTTAAACCAGCCAAAATAAGTCAAGACGAAATAGACGCTTTCTTCCTTGCGCTTATGGCAAAAAATTATATCAAAAGATGATTTATATATGTAAAAATTGCAGGTCTGAATCAAATGACATGGATTTTGGGGAATGGTGCGAATATTGCGGAGATATGTCAAGGGAAAAAATAATGCCTCAGGAAAGAGAATATACTCATGATTTGATATGGCAAAAGTACCTGGAGAATAAATGCCCTGTTTGCGATGGCAAAGTAGATTCGGATTCGCATCATTCCCACACCGAAAATGGCGGTAAATGCATGGCAAAATATTTTACTTGCGACAGTTGCTTTAGCCGCTATACTGTTGGATACAACAGAAGCAGGCATCCAATAATTTCAGAAATAACTTGTAACACTGTGTATAAATAAACCAAAGACAAATGAAAAATAACGAATTAACCGACGGGTTAACAAACGAACAATGGAAGGAAGCGCAAAGATGTTTCAACGCGCGCCCAAAGCCTGTCCGCTTTGCCGACACGGTAAATAGCAAACAATCGGTAATAAATTTTTACCTGAATCCTTTGATTCCTGAGACGATGCCCACCTATCAATCAATGAATAAAGAAAGAATGGTAAGCATTTGTTACCAACTTTATCACTCAAAGGAAACCGATATTCTGAAAGAATCAGCCGCAAGGCTTATAAAACTTATAATTGATTGATTACTAATTTGTTGAATTGTTGATGTGTATATCGGGGCTGGCATTTGAACCAGCCCTTTTTTATTTAAAATATTACCCCTTGCGTTTTCGCATAATCCACGACCGCCCGAGCATGAGACAAAGCCAACGTGTTTTGAAAGACTGGGTCAAACATCATTAAAGCATCGTGGTAATTTGTAAAAAATCCATTTTCACTTAATACCGCAGGCATATTTGTTCGGGTAATGACAAAGAAACTTTCTTCTTTATCCTTATCGCCGTCCGTGGTATCCATGCGATACATCCATTTAGGAAAAGCCTCCTGAACCTCTTTGAAAAGGAACTCCGCGTAAATGTCCGACCTTGTTTTACCATTGCTCGTGAACACCTCAAAACCCCTTACATTGGGCGAAGCCGCCGCGTTGCCGTGGATGCCGAGGTATAAAGAATCTTCGTAATTTTTGGCATTGATATTTGCCTTCGCCACGCGCTTTGTCAATGAAATATCCAGGACAGGATCGTAAACGCGAACCACGGAAAACCCCCAGTCGATTAAATACTGCTCAATCTTTGCCGCAACGTCGCGGTTGAACACGCCTTCAAAGAACCAACCGTAACCGTGAAACTTTGCGTTGTTATGCTGAGCACACTTTGAAGGGTACGTCGTATAATTGTAAGGTAATTTTTTCTTTGCGTCAATGCCTCCATGACCCGCGTCAAGGAAAACACAAAATTTAGATGCTTTCATATTTTGATATTTTTAAGGGGAATAGAAATCAATCTACTCCCCTCGGCTGCCTAAGGTAGCGATTCTTCTGCGCCTATAACTTGAATCCAATCAATGCGAAAGCCGCTCCTACGATTGATAACTTTGCAGGTAATTTTACCTCAATTTCCTTCCCAGCACACTCTTTCGATGTTTCCTTAATCTTATCCCAAATGATTTGAGCCAACTGGATATATTCGCGCCAAGTGAATTTCACTTTGTTGCCTTCAAGATGAACGTTTATCTCCGAAGCCAGCTCCGCAAAGTTCATCGAATAACAAGCCACATCACCCATTGGTGACTTTATTCCATCTGCATTTTTCAATGCCTCTTTTAAATTAGTCTGCATATTATTTATTTTAACGATTAAAAAAACGTGTTATTAAAACGCCAAGGTTTACGCCTGTAATGCGTTTAATATTTTCTGAAATAGAATAAAGCTCCACCGTTGCAATTAAAAACGCCGCCATGTATGTAATGTTGAATGGAAGCGAAAATGTATTCCTTGCACCCTCGAAAATAAGAATGCCACAAAAATAAACGACTATCTTTTCCATGGTGCGGTAAAGGCCTTTGCTATTTATCTTCTGTTGCTCCTTCTTTGCCGCGAGGATTCCTGTCGCCATGTCAGCGAAAACAACGAAAATTGTAAAAATCAGAAATCCTTTAATCGGAACAAAGAAGGAAAATATATAACCACAGCAAATAGCGTAGGTTATCTTTTCCCATCCGAGGTGCAAAAAGTTTATTAAGGTTGCTTTCATTTAGTTGGTTTTAACTGCCTCAAAATTACTTTGCCATCCTGTGAAATATACCTATTTTTTGCCTCCTCCCAATACAGGTCAACAAATTGTCCTAACACTGGATAACTTATTAATCGTATCGCAAACTTTGAAAATACAATAGCATTTTTTGGCGTTGAACCTTCGACAATGTACCTGAATGCACTTGTATTTTTATTGTAATTAAAGTCAACGGCT